AAGCTCAAACAATGCGTGTATTATTTCATGGTTCATTACAGAACCTAGTCTTTGCTGTAACTCTGCCTCAGTCAGGCTAGGGTCATATATTTCCATAGCCAAAGCTATGACCTTATCTTTAAATACACCTTCAGCAACTGTTCCAGATGCTATTTGCTGTTGAGGAGTAAGCCCGGGTTGAGTAATAATATTCTTGAATTTTAAACCTATATCCGTTAACCCAATAGCAGCTAAACTTTTGCTTAATGCATCAAAAACTTTATCAGATTTTGATTTATACTCTGCTGTTGTTTTTCCTGCGTTGTTAAAGGCTGTTTTTGCAACGATAGGAGGCACTATTTGACTTGCTTTGACTGCTTCTGTGCCAAGCTTTTGTTTTGCCTCTGTAGCAAGTGTGCGCGCTTGTTTAGACACGCCATCATAATTAACAGTTAAATCAGTGATTTGATTTTCTAAATCAGAAACATCTTCTTTTATTTCTAATCTTTGTTTTCTTTGTTTATGCAAAGCATCCATTTCTTTCATTATGGTTTTTGCTCTAGCTTTTAACTGCTCTGCCTTTATAGCTATGTCTTGTGCAGTTGTGGTTGTAGGTACAAATTTACCTTTTTTCTTTTTAACAACGCCATTTTGTATAAGTTTATCTCTAATTCTGTTGATCTCAGATTGTTTAATTGTCTTTTGTTGTTTTGTTTTAAGAGCCTTTCTTGCAGAGCCCTGATTAAACACACCCTCTAATTTAGTAATATCTTTTACTTTATTATAATTTACATCAGTTGGATCTGCTTCTAAATCTTTTGCCCTGTTTAAAGCAACATCTAAATCATCTTGAGTTAATGTTTCATCGGTAACAACAATATCTGGTCTATTGTCCATGACCTCTTGCCTTATATGATCCGGCAACATAGATAGAGTTAAAAATTTTGCTTCTGGATCAGAAGATGTTTCTATTATTTTTCCTTCTGTTGTAGGTGATGGCAAGCCACGATTCAAAAAGTTTTGAGCATTTTGATTCATAGTTTTGGCTTGTACATTTTGAGCCCTAAAATCCTCTAACATCTCTCCAGTTTTAGATAACTTTTTGCTCTTATCACCACCAACTATATTTCCTACAGAAGATACACTACCACCAACAAGTCCAGCAGCTGCTGCAACCTCTATATATTCATCTATAGCTTCTTGACTTGTTATAGATTTACCAGCTTGATATCTTTCTAATACTTGTTGGCCTATTTCTGTAGGGACCTCAGTTACAACACCTTTACCAATTCCTTTTACACCTCTTGTAAAAATACCTCCACCAGATAAAGCTTTGCCTGTAAATCCACTAATTAAAAATCTATCTGCTATAAAATCTAAAGCAGCCTGTGGAAGAGCAGTAATAAAAGCGGCTCCTTCAGATATCTCTATTCTATTTCCTGCTTCTATTTCTTCTTTTTGTGCTTCTCTATTCCCTCCATAAAAGAAAGGTAAGTTAACACCTATACCGCCTATTATAGATCCTACGGGCCCACCAACAAGAAATCCTGCACCAGCACCAGCTAATGTGCTTCCAAGTTGAGGAACTTGCTCACCTAATGTTGACGCGGCCCAATCAAAAAAACTGCCTGTATCTTTTATATCATCTAGTCTTTTTGCATATTCTGCTTCTGATTCCAGTTCTTTTTTATTATTTTCTACAACTTCGGCGCCGTAGTTTTTTAGCCCTTCAAGACCAGTTACATCTCCTACACCCTCTATTGCAGAACCATACATAAGCTGTATGTTGTCTATTCCTCTGGCTATACCTTTTGTAAAAAGATTGCCATCATCTCCGGGTACATCTTCTGGTAAATTTTGTTTACCAATATTTGCCATATATTTCGATATAGCAAGAGATTCTTCTTCTGTTGGGGTGTCTCCGTCTATTTCAAATGGGTATTCTTGACCATCTATTTGGCTTATGGCTCTGTATAAACCCATTATGAACCCATGTATGTTTGTTTAGATATTGGGTCTCTAGAAATTATACCAGCGAATGGAAGTAATTGAGATTTTTGAAACTCAAGGTTTTTAATTTTATTATTTATATTTTCTTTTTCTTTATCATCAAATATTCCCTCTCTATCAGCAAGTAGTTTGGTTATTTGCGTATTATAAGAGTTTATTGCAGATAAAGCATCTTTTCTAGTAAAAGAGCTTTTGTTCTTAGCTAACTTGGCTCTAGCATTTAATATATCTATTACACCTTCATTATAACGCTCTTGTGCGTCTCTGTAGGCCTGTAAACCAACACTGGCACCTTCACCTATAGCTCCGCCTAATGTAGGCTTGTCAGATGCCATAATAGACAATCCTGCTTGTGCGATAGCAAGCCATTTATCTTGCTCTCTTCCTTTTTTTAAATCTTCTTGCATTGATGCTAATTGCTCATCAAGAGTAGGTGCTTGAGATTTATCACTAGATTGTTCTGGGTCTTTCGATTCTGGTTCTTTTTGAACAACATTTCTGTCCTCAAAAAATTTATTAGCTTGTTCTTCTAACTTCTTATCATCTGTAGGTGTAGCAAAAGTACCCTCACTATAAATATCTTCTTTTTCTTCTACAAAAGGAAACTCTTTTCTTAATTCAGCTAATTTTTTCTTGTCAGGTCTTCTTTTATCTCTTTCAGTTTCAAGCTCAGTTTTAGGAAGATCTTTTCTTTTTTGCTCTATATTAAATAAGTTTGAATCTCCTCTTTTCATTTGACCTGTAGGACCGTCAATCTTTGTAGTAGGTTTAAAAATATCAAAAATACTGTCTGGACTACCTGCGCCACCACCTCTTTTAGCGGCCCTCTTTTGAGCAGCATTTAATTCTTTGTTTGTGCTATCTAAGGTCCCTGCTTCAGCAGAAAGTATACCACTTTTCATAGGCCTTCCATCATACTGAACTGGATTCATCTTCTTAGAAACTTCAGTAAAGTATTTGAAATCTGCTGGATTCTTTATATTTTTTAACCCACCTAATCCAACATTGTATGCAGATATAGCACCAGCGTCTGTATCAGTATTTTTTCTTAACCCAGTTAAGTAGTCTGACATAAAATCTTTAGAGGTGCTTCCCTCTTCTAATCTTTTGTCCACTAATTCTTTATTATCTTCATAAGCTTCTGCAACAGTAGAATATTTTTTTCCTTTACCTATCTGTGACTCAAGCTCTGGAAATAATGACTTAACACCAAAACCCGGCTTTATAGCTGTAGATGGTCTTATTTGAGCTAAACCCACCTCATCCAATGAGCCTCTAGCCTTCGTGTCTCCACCACTTTCTTGAAGAATCATTGCTCTTAACAGTTCTTGTGTAGGTCTGCCAGATGAATCAAAAAACTTACCACTAAATGCATTTACCACTCCACCCTCTGCCATATTTTGGGTTTGTTGAAATTGACGGTCAAATGGCATACGTCTGCCTTTGCTGCCTATGCCTATAGCTGGTTGAGCAAAAATAGGTCGATAAGGCTGAGTTATTGGCCTAGTTATAGCAGGAGGCAATTGTGTTATCGGGCTAGGTATTGGAGTAGCTGGAGCAGGTGTAGAAGTTTGAGTATTTGCTGCGTTTTGTTGATCTTGTAACATTTTACTTGTTTGTGCTTGACTTTCTGTTAACTGTTGTAAAACCTCAGCATTTTGATTTACATTTTCTGCAATACCTTCTATTAATCCCCCGTTTGCATAGTAATCAACTTCGCCACCCTCTCGCATTGGCATTGGTTGTGTTCTAGGTGCTACAAGTGAACTTTCACTTTTAGGCGCCATAGCTTCTGCCATACCTGCAATACCGGACATTGGCACTCCTGCGCTTGCTACAGCCTCTTCTGCTACAGTATTTGTATCTGCTGCTTGATTTGCTTGATACTCTGACTTAACTCTTTTTCTTCTATTTATTTCAGATAACACAAGATACTGAGGAGCATTACCAGATGGTCTCTGCATTTCATTTATGAGCTGTTGCTCAGAAAAATTTTTTAAATCATCTTGTATCTGTAATATATTCATTATCCTGTTAATCCTCTATATAAACCAAGACCTGCTATACCAGTTCCAAGAGCCTCTTGTATCGGATTATATTGTTGAAACTTTACAGTCTCAGTAGATGGCTGCACTGGCACACCTCTAAGTATTGATGATAAGAATGTTAAACTTTCTCTTGGAAAATCTCTCTGTCTTACAAAATCCTCGTATGCTAAATCTAATCCTGCTTGCTGTCTTGCTTGTTGATCTTTACCTATTTTCTCTAAAAGCTCTGCCGCTTGCACATCACCTTTTCTTGCCAAGTCACCAAGTTGTGCTAACTGTGCAGATTGTGATGTTAAACTTTCTCCAGCAGTTATACCAAGACGTTCTGCTGACTCTCTTGCGGCTCTGTCTCTCTCAAACTGTTGTTGCGCTTGCTCAAATGCCTTTTGTTGACCAGTTGCCTGTATTTCACCTAATCTTCTCTGTAGCTCTTCTCCAGCTAAAGCTTGTTGAACTGCTTGTCTGCTTCCACCAAAAGCACCTGCTTGAATTGCCTGTTGATTTCTAGCTGCCTGTGCTCTATCAAAATCTAATAAAGCTTGTGCTTTTTGAACATCAACTACATTTTGCATATATGGAGACATATACTGCTGTGCCGCAGCACTATCAAACTGCCCTGCTTGAAAACCTAATCCTTGCAACGCTCTTCCCATTCCAGCTTGAGTTCCAGATAAAGCCGTATCAATTCCAGCTATACCAGATCCAGCAACATCTCTTACCTTTTCTCTTGATTTAACTAAATCAGCAGATTCATCAGCAAGTCTTTGACCTTCATATGGTGTATATGCTCTCTTAGACTCAGACTCAGCCCTTTTAATCATGTCTACAGCATAAGGCTCAAAGTATTTAGGAAGATTACTTTGAACTACAGTTTGTTCTGTTGGTTGTGGTTGAGATCTGCCCTTACCCATCATTTAACTCCATTCTATAAGCAATATATTCTGGTTCCCATTTATATTTCTTTAAAATCTTAGACCATGCTTTTCTACCATATCCTTCAAGGTGTTCGCATCCACAGTCTTTAGCAAAGCTATTAATTTTTTTTAAAACCAAAGGTAACCACTCATTCATTCTTTTGCCACCTACCCAGTCTAAAGCCATAGCTTTTTTACTTGGATATTCTATTACTCTAGTTGTTATAGCGGCTATCACCTTATCATCACCTTTATCATCTATTACTAACCAAAGACTATAAAAACCTTTAGTTAAGTCGTGGTATATATCATCAATATGATATTTACCTTTACTAGTTTGTATTGCTTTATACAATAGTCTACTAGCATCTGCCCAGACAATGTCTAATGCATCTTTTGGCACAGCTGTGCAAATCATGCAGGCAACATCATTTCGTCTGGTATATCTGGTGGTTGAGCTTTACCACCTGTTCTTAACTCTCTAACCCTATCCATCATATCTTCTAGCTTATCTGCACCAGCATCAGATGAGCCATTTCCTAATCCGCTGACAACATCTGCTGGAACTACAAATTCACCATCACTTAATAATACATCTTGGTCAGAATCTGTCATAGATGCTGGTATCATATCATCCATGCCATCACCCATGCCTTTTACCATGCCATCCGCTTCTCCTGCATTCTCATCAAATACACCTGATTGTACTTTGTCTACTAAATCTCTTAATGCATCTTCTCCAAACTTAGCTAAGAACTGACCTAATACTACTTCTGCATTTTCAGATTCACCTTTAATAGCATCCACTGCTGCATTAATTAACTCTTTATCATTCATCTCACCTTCAGGCATCATAGAATCACCTAAATTAATTAAGCCTCCCTCTTGAAAGTTTGGAAGAAAGCCGTAATCAAACTCCGCGTCAAATCCGGGCCTGTATCCTGACATAGGTTTATTCACTTCCCCACTTATTGGAGCACCTCTAGGAGCAACAAAATTATCTTCTTCCTTTTTCATTGGTGGAGGAGGAGCAAAAGAAGCCCCTAAACCTGCGCCAAGAGCAGCCTTGCTTGATAAATTAGCTAAACCAAAGTCTGGGTTGGTTAGACTTGGTCCTGCTGCAACATTACTTCCTAAAGGTCCTACTGATAAATTACTTCCTACAGCTGGGCTTGACATGCTACTTGTTAAAGATGCAGCGCCTCCAGTCGGGACAGGGCCTCCAGTTGGGACAGATATTGGTCCAGCTCCACCTAATTGAGTTGACGCATTTGTCCCTGCAAAAACACTAGGATCGCTACCCATTGCAGATGATGTGCCTCCTAATGACTGTCCTATACCAGCACCTAATCCACCTAATGCAGCTGCACCCAAAGCATCTTCTGTTGTCCCCCCTTGTAGTAATGAACCTATCCCACTACCAATAGCACTCGCTAGAACTGCATTCATTCCTATTGTGGGGGCTAGTGCTGATGCTGCATAACCTAAGATTGCTGGTAACATTTTATGCTCCTACTGCTTTCATTCTTTGAACTAATCTTTCCGCTCTGTTGGTTACTTGAGTGTACCACTTACTCGCTTTCATCTCTTTACTTGCACCAGACCAGTTCTTTTTCTCTATATTTTCCTTTAGTTTACGAAATTTACTCATTCTTGTATACCCCATATTAAACATCATGTTGCATAAAATATGTTGCACCTCTTCTGGTAAATCATTAAAACCCTCTAACCATCTTTGGCAATCAGACATACAAAGAGCAATATCTTCTGCAAAAACAGTGTTTACTCTTCTTCTAGAAACAGGTGTATCTACAGCAAATCCGTGTTCTATATCTGTCTTTTTTACCAAGTGCCCTATCCCAAAGGTTAAGTAACCAAGATGATCTTTGTATATTTTCATGACGCATCCCTCGTCTGCGGCAATCTCTTCCCTCAAAACATCTATATTCATATTTTTGCCTCCTTGCTATATATTCTGCTACATAAACCCAAAACATTATCTTTTCTTCTTTACTGTCATTTTTGCTCTTGCAAAGTTTTTTGCAGTAGGTGCGCCTTTTGATCCTTTTTTACGCATCTTTTCACCGCTACCTGCTTTTATTCTTTTTCTTTTAGCTTGTATATTTCTATATAAACTCATTTTGTTAATCCTTTTTGCTTTTCATATGTTCTGAGTCCTCCGATTCCTAGCATACCGCCAAGAACGGTGAGAAGTGTACCCATATCAAAACTCGGCAAATCTGGTATTGCTACACCAGCCATTGCACATCCAAATATAATTAAATCTTTTAAGATAAAATGATATAGAAAAGCAATAGCGCATGTCCAGCCCACCGCTGGTCTCCAGCCGCCCTTAAATAGTGACCCACTAGCGGCTTCTGCCTTGTTTACTTCTATTTGAGCCATAGCTAATTGCTGGGCATGTTTCTCAGCCATAGTGCTTAACTCAAAGGCAATCTTATTCTTTGTGTCTTTGTCTTCTATAAATTTGCCTAACAGCTTTGTAGCTGGCCCTATAAGCGCTTGTATCATTACCACAACCTCATTTGCTTGTTTACATTCACTAATTTGCAATAGCAATCATATTTTTGTGTTTCTTCACCAATCTTAACAGTTTGATTAGCTAATCTATCTTTAAAATAAGTACAGTTGTTAACATTTGACATATGCAATTGTCCCGCTGGATTGCCTGCTAAATAGCATAATAACACAAAAGCTGGTTTCATGTTACCACCTTTACTGTTCCGCTATCATTATATAGAGCACCTGTTTCTAACCCTGATGCAGATGTAGGTAAATCTGTTAAGGTTATTTTTGTAGCTCTAAGCTCACCGGGATTTCTCTCTTGTGTAATAAATGTTTGCAATGTTCTCACTAAGTCCTCCATATATCTTCTGTCTATTTGAGCTGGAGGCTCTGGTAATCTTGGTGGCGGTAGATCAACTGATGCCATTATCTTCTCCCATCTTCCCTTATATCAATTCTAGGCGTTCCCATTTTAAATTTAGACCCTAATGCAGTAGATGCAAGTTTTATTGCAAAA